AAGAATTAGGCGTTGGTAAAGACGGCTACCAAACTGGTGGCGTTAATATTACAAAAGAGGTCCCTAACATCGAAGAATCTCAAACGGTTACTGTCAGAGGCACAAAAAGAATGCGTGCTGACAAAAAACCGGTTAAAGCAACCTGGTACTAACATATGGCTTGGTTTGGTTTAGCAAAGATAGCTTTGCAAGCTGGGACGCACATATTTAAGAAGCGTCAAGAGACAAAAATGGCTATGGCTGATGCACAACATATGCACGCATCAAAGATGGCTCGAGGCGAGGAAAGTTACCAGGGAAAATTATTAGAAGCTCGTCAAGCAGATTATAAGGACGAGGCGGTTTTGGTAATTCTCACAATCCCCATAGCGGTCCTGGCATTTGCGGTCTGGTCGGACGATCCGGCGGCAATGACCAAAGTAAATATGTTCTTTGAACATTTCTCGGCACTTCCGAGTTGGTTCACGAATTTATGGATACTTGTAGTGGCGTCAATATATGGTATAAAGGGAACTCAAATATTTCGAAACGGAGGAAAAAAATGAGACAAAACGGAGTAAGATCAAATGTTAGATTTCCTTATGCGAAGTCTGGTATGAAAAAACAAGGTGCTAATGACAGACTAGACGAGTCTTTAGGAATGCGAAGAGGAAAAGAGTCTACAAAAACACAAAGCTTCAAATCTAGAAGAGATGAGTCCAGAGGAGCTAGTAAATAGATAATGCCTGAATATTTTAACTCAAGATCAGCTACACCTTGGAAGACTAAGCAAAACATATACAGAGGTGGTGGAGTTGTTAAAGGTGGTAGAGGTATGGGTGTTGCTTTAAGAGGTGGTGGAAGAGTTGAAGCTAAAGATGGCAACTGGATTCAAAAAGCTGTTAAAGGGATGAGAAAAGATAAACCTTGTACGGGCAAAAAATTTGGAAGTAAATCTTGCCCTCCAGGATCTAAAAGATATAACCTAGCTAAAACTTTTAAAAAAATGGCTAAGAAAAGAGGATAATATGGACAGAGGAAGAACTAACTTAATGGAAGAACTAGGTAGAGTTGAAGCAGAATCTTCTAACAGAAACAGAAGAGATGAAGTTTCAAGAATACATAGTGAACTTAATAGAGGTTACAAAAAAGGTGGAAGAGTAAAATCTAGAGGCGCAGCTAAAAGAGGATTCGGCAAAGAAGTTAAATAGTTAAAAATGCCTTTTAAATCCGAGAAGCAAAGAAAGTATCTCTGGAAAAACCATCCTAAAATTGCAAAAAAATGGACTACTAAATATGGTAGTAAACCTAAAAAAAAGAAGAAAAAATAATGGATGATTTAGTAATAATACATAAATTGAAAAAAAGAATTGATGCTACCCTTCAGCAAATTGGGGATGCAATGATTAGTGGTGGGGTTGACAGTATAGAAAAATATAAGTATATGGTAGGACAGGCGCAAGCCTATCAGATAATAACACAGGAAATCTCTAACCTGCTAAAAGAGGATAAGGAGCACAATGACGGAAACGTTATCAACATTAAAAAAGGAGGAAATTCCAAAACACCGGAACGCCCTTCAACAAAAATATAGTGAAGAAGAGTCTCACGTAAAAAGATTAGA